TTGCGCATTGTTCAACTGAATGTTATTACTATTGTCTTATATTTGTTTTATATTGTGATCCTATATGTTTTGCGCATTGTTCAACTGAATATCATCACTATTGTATTATATTTGTTTTATATTGCGATCCTATATGTTTTGCGCATTGTTCAACTGAATATCATCACTATTGTATTATATTTGTATTATATTCATGTATACTATGTTTTACACATTGTTTAACTGAATGTTATTAATATTGTCTTATTTCTATTGTATATTGTAATCCTATATGTTTTGCGCATTGTTTAACTGAATATTATCACTATTGTCTTATATTTGTTTTATAATCATTTATATTATGTTATGTAAAAAGTATTGATTTTCCAAAAAATATTTAGATTTTTCAAAAAATGTTTAGATTTTCCAAAAAATATTTAGATTTTCCAAAAAATATTTAGATTTTTCAAAAAATGTTTAGATTTTCCAAAAAATATTTAGATTTTCCAAAAAAGATTTAGATTTTCCAAAAAAAATTTAGATTTTTCAAAAAAAATTTAGATTTTCCAAAAAAGATTTAGATTTTTCCAAAAAAGATTTAGATTTTTCAAAAAAATGTTAGATTTTCCAAAAAAGATTTAGATTTTTCCAAAAAAGATTTAGATTTTTCAAAAAAATGTTAGATTTTCCAAAAAAATTTAGATTTTCCAAAAAAGATTTAGATTTTCCAAAAAAGATTTAGATTTTTCAAAAAAAATTTAGATTTTCCAAAAAAGATTTAGATTTTTTCAAAAAAGATTTAGATTTTTCAAAAAAATGTTAGATTTTCCAAAAAAATTTAGATTTTTCAAAAAAGATTTAGATTTTCCAAAAAAGATATTCAAACTGAACAAATAAAAAAAAATAAAAAATAATATTCAAGATAATCTTTAAAATTATAAAAATATTTTTTTTAAATTTACAATTACAAAAATGTAAAAAAAAGTTTGAACATTCGGCAAAATATATGGGCTATCATATGCGCTTAGATTGGTCATATATTGTGATCCTATATGTTTTGCGCATTATTTAACTGAATGTTATCAATATTGCATTACATCTATATTATATTCGGGTATACCAAGTTTGCGCATTGTCGAACTGAATAGTTGCATATATTGCCTTATATCTATATTATATTGCGATCCTATATGTTTTGCGCATTGTTTAACTCAATGATATCAATATTGCATTATATCTATATTATATTCGGGTATACAAAGTTTGCGCATTGTTTAACTGAATTGTTGCATATATTGGTTCATATTTGATTTATATTGCGACCCTATATATTTTGCGCATTGGTTAACTGAATTGTTATTACTATTGTCTTATTTCTGTCTTATATTGATACCCTATATGTTTTTCGCATTGTTTAACTGAATGTTATCAATATTGCCTTATATATATATTATATTTGGGTATACCAAGTTTGCGCATTGTCGAACTGAATTGTTGCATATATTGCCTTATATTTGCAAACTTACAATCTTATACATTTTATTTTTTTCATAAATTTTTTTTTCAAATCTCAATTTTTATTTTTTCAGATTTTTTAAAAAAATTTAAAAAATAAAATGCTTAATAACTTTTGAATATTATAATATTTATATACACACATATATTAGATAAATATCATTATATACTATATAATTTATAATCAAAAGTTAAAGTTTTTTGAATAATTTTAAGCAAAAGTTTAAACAAATTGAAATAAAATGAGCAATATGTGCACTAAATGCCATAAAACATTTACCACCAAAATGGGATTAAATAAACATATGAATAGAAAATCTCCATGTGTAATTGATGATAATAAAATTGTAAGCAATAAATTTAATTGTAAAGACTGCAATCGTTGTTTTACAACTAATCAAAGTTTAAAATTACATATTTCTAGTAGATGTCCAATTATCAAAAATAAGAAAACAGAAGGTCAATTAATAGAAAATATGCAAAATAAAATTGAAGTATTAAGTGAGACTGTAAATGAATTAAAATCTAAATTAAATAATCAATTAATTTCAAAATCTACAACAAATATTAGTAATAATGGAAATATTAATAGCAATAATAGTAATACAACTAATAATATTCAAATTAATAATATCATTATTCCATATGGACAAAATAGAATTAAAGAGAGTGTTATATTACATTCTTTCTTGAAGGATAATACTGCTTCACAGCAATACTCCAAATTGCCTCAAAGTGAAAGATATGATAATAAAAATGAAAAGAGTAATGAATTATTGTCTTCTGTTTTGATTGAAATCACAGAAAATAGATATTTAGATCCTGAAAATCGTAATATATATCTATGTAAAAAAGACAAAGTTATGACCTATGAACCTAATGAGACTTGGAGGATGAAACCATTAGAGATTGCACTTAGAGAAATCGTAAATGATATTGTAAAAACCTGTAAAGAGATGAATCGCAAAATTGATTACCCAGAATGGGTTCCAGTTGGATATAGAGTATCCATTGATGAATCTATATCGTCCATACCAATGATGTATGAGAATAACAGTTTTCACATTCTTAAAATTGCAAAGATAGGATTAAGTACAATTCTAGAATCTAATAAAATAAATAAAGAAGAAAGCGATCAATTAGTAACTGAAAAAATGTCAGAGGCGTAAAAAAAAATAATAAAAATAATAAAAATAATATATATTTTTTTGGGTTTTACTCAAATTTTATCTTTTGCCATCACTATACCAATGATTACCACCATTTTAATCTAGGGGGGTCTTCATCATCATCGACATCATCATCAACATCCTCACCATCGACATCCTCATCACTCTCATCATCCTCATCACCCTCATCATCAATATCCTCACCTTCACCATCATCTTCCGCATTATTTGCATCATCACTATACGCTACAATAATACCAATTAATTCTGTATTTGACGCGTGTGGATTGGATTCTTTTGCACGAGCAATCTTCTCATTAGCCCTATTAATGCCCATATTAGTCAAAGAATTTGCTAGTTCATCCTCAGAGAGTTGATCAAGTGATCCTATTTGTCGATCTACATTAGCCTGATTTCTTATCATCTCTTCCTCAGATTGTGGGGGGTCATAATTAATAGCGTAGCCAACATGTTCTTCTGTTGAACTTCCTGGGTGTTCTTCCATTGTTCTGCCTGCTCTATACTCAGCATGATTAAATCCCATTTGTTGCAATTGCGTTATCACATCATCCAATTCCGCCATGATTTGTTTTTACCTAATAAAATTGATTCTATCAAATATGTAACCCTTATTTTATACTGTTTTTTAAAAATTTGAGAAAAAAATGTTTTTTGTTTTTATTGCCCTTGCATAAAAAATGCTAAAACAATAAAAACTTTTTTTGGGTTTTGGGGTTAAATTACTAATGCGGTATAATAATGCAATATCATATATATTGCATTAATACCTCCTAAAATTAAAAATATGTACAGGATAAATATTTATACATCATCTTCACCTTCATCTTCTCCACCTTCCTTGTCTTCGCCTTCTTCACCTTACTTGTCACCGTTATCTTCATCTTTCTTATCATAATGTGTACATTCAAAGCAATTTGTCATTACTATTGACTTCAAGCCATTTAAATGTTCACAAAATGCTTCAAGTGTGCCCGTGTCACGAATAATGGTATCCATATTATAATGAACCTCTCTTTTATTGTCAGGAACCGTTAAATCTGGATATGTTACATGCAGTGTTGTATTATCAAAATCGACTACTTTAACAAATGCTCCAATTTGATCAATTTGTTTCAGTTCCCTCATTGCGGTTCGTAGCGCAAATCGCTTTTGACTAATTAACATGATACGCCCAATCGTATCATCAGCGCCACTAGCAAGGTATTCTCCCACCCAGATCAACTCATTCAAGAGTTGAAAAAGATTGAGTGTTGGCTTATTTGATTTGAACTGCAACAAATAATTGTCCAAAAAGATTAACTTGTCACGGTTTAACTTGTCAAGCATAATATTAAATATGCGTATATTCAAAAATTTTGCAAAGTTATGATCTTTTTTCAAAGAATCAATAGTAGGTGTTATGCTAGCAGTAGACTCAGTTGAAATGGATACACTAGTTCCAACTGTTTCAGTTGAAGCAGTCTCAGTTGAAGCAGTTTCAGTTGAAATCGTCTTAGTTGCACTTAGTATGCCTAATTCCTTTTTGACAATGTCGTCTACCTGCTTATATGAAAGAGGATCTGTAGTTATAAGTCCCATCACTTGATCAATGATTAATTTAACACTTTTAAGATCTGGTGTATTATACTTAACTTGTCCAAAATTGATATATTTAATCATTGTGTTTAATGAAACAGCCATAGAAGTACCGGTGTCAAGCTTAATATGTTTAGGTATTCTGTCATGCAATAATTTCTCCCAATCAAGCTCTTCGGGGGTGTTTGTGGTAGCTTTAGCTTTATTGAGTAATATTTTTGTTGATTTCATATTGACTTTCTTATTATTTTGCCTAACATATTTTTATCTATCAAATATATAACACTTGTTTTATAGTGTTTTTTACTATGTTTTAAATATGAATTTTATGCTATTTTAAAAAAATAACAGTTTTTATGCTATTTAAAAAAATAACAGTTTTTATGCTATTTAAAAAAATAACAGTTTTTATGCTATTTATAGCAATATTTAAGGCAATATATACCACTAGTCATTTTTATATTATGATTGTTTTGATAATGGTAGCGATCAATTAGTAAAAACATTTATCTCAAAGATTTAAATTATTTTAATGTTATATTAGGCAATTCAGTTAAATATTTTTGAAAAAAATAACCGTTTTTTTGGGGTTTAGTTTAAAGTATTGGGCGCCAAAATATGTACAGAAAGGAGTATTATATATAATCCTTGGGCGCGATGTGTTAAAGATGGGGTAAAAGAATTTAAGGCGCTAAAAATTTATCCAACTCGGCTTTGCGTGCATCACGCCACTCTTGCACAATTTCATCACCTCGACGAATTTGTTGTTTTTCCTCTTCAGAGTATACATCATTGCGTGCAAATTTATGCTTTGATGATAGCATACTCAGGATGCGATACATTTCCAGCGTTAAAATTCGATATTTTTCGTCTGTGTGCCGTTCGTGTTTCTCGTTTGAAATACCGCATGAGCTATTATATACCATGTCCTTAAGCATGAAGGCATAAATTTGTTGTGTACTCATCTCTGTGATAGATGTGCCCTCTTCTAATACATCCAAACAGAATGTTTTGCGAAAGTGCAAGGGCATGCCATTTTTCAATTTATTCTTTTTACTAAAGTAATCACTCATTTTTAAATTCTCCAAATTGACTTAAATGTGATTTATTTCTCTTTGTATTTGTCTATAGTATTTTTATCTATCAAATATCGTAGTCTTAAAAACTAGTGATTTAGCTATATTTATATATAAAAGCACTATATTTGCCAAAAAGTACATTATAAATGCTCTATTTTTGCAAAAAAAGATGTTATATACTGACATATATTTAAATATACTCTCATTTTTTTATAGCTTAAATTCAAACTTGGGCAAGCCAAATTTGCCCTCAGTTTCTGTTAGTTGTTCAAGAATTGGTTGAAATTTATATGTGGTATCAACCATTTTTTCAGTTTTCAAGTCATATATCTGAAGATACTCTCCATTAAATTGAATAGAATTTGATATAAGGATTGCCTGTCTCAATACCGATAAGGTGTCATCCGTTATTTTTTCAAGATTCTTGTCATATCTATATTGTTGGGAGTTAATCCTATTCAAAAAGCCAAGAGAAAGCCCCATTATAGTATGCAATTTTTCATCAAGAAAGATTAGCAATATGCACAATTTGCTATTTAAATGAATAATTGCATACTCTTGCTTTTCATATAGAATGGCATCTCCATCAATTGTGCGTTCTCCGGTGCAAAATATTTTATCTCCTGGGATTTCTATACTAAAAATTTGCATCTTTTATATACTATATTTTTTTAACTGTAATTTATACTTTGTACTTTGTAATTTACATACTTTGTAGTTTTCATACTGTAAGTTACATATCAAATATGATTAAATCTATCTACATTTTCGCATAAAGTACTCTTTTTTATCATTGAGCTCTAAAAGTGGCACCCCTTTAAAAAACTGTAATTCAAAGGCAATAAATGAATAATTTTCACATTTCATAATAAACTGGGGGTTATTTGGTGCATAATATGCCCCTAATATATCCAATAATACAAATACTACATTTAGATACATTTTATCTAAATTTAAGTTCTCTAAATTACCTAAATTTAATTTGATATTATCCAATATGATTAAATTGTCTATAATATGTGATAAATTTAATGTAATTATTCCAATTTTTGATACTTTATTATCTACAGAGTATAAAACATCAATGGAATCTCTAGTTTGATTAAATTGCAATAGTAATTTTATGATAATATCAGAATCAAGTTCTTTTGAGATTGGATCTTGTATAGAACAAAATATTGCATTATTATTGTGGCGCTTTAGATCACTAGTGTGGCGCTTTAGATCACTATCGTGGCGTTTTAGATCACTAATGTGAAATCCAAAATGTGGGTTTATTACACAATCTTTAATCCAATTATAATAGTGTGTTATATCTGTTATTGCTCTTGGTGTTACAACGCTATAATTCCAAATATTATATAATTTTGGGTGATATTGTGAATTTTTTTGGATAAATTTTATATCTACAACAATTATTAAAAACCCAGCATTACTTTCACTATATGGCCTTAATTTTAACATATCAATTATTTTTACTAATTCAAGCATAAAATTGTGCAAATCTTGTTCTTTTATTGGCATAGAAGCATCATTTGCACTATTATTTAATAAAAATTTATGTTCTCTCATTTTATCATATATTTCATCATCGATGATAGTTTTTTTTTCATGAAAAATAAAATATTTAACTGTATTATTTCCGGAGACATATATTAGTATACGGCATCTCAAAAGCATTAATTTTTCATCAATTAAAAATGGTGGATTATACTCTTCAATAAATAATGCATTTTCTTTTACATTTTGTATCATTTTACCATCAATGACTTTTACATTATTATACTCATCACAAATATTATATAATGTATTTTGATCATTTGGTATGGTTTTTTTATCTATTTTACTGTCAAAAATGCTATATTGTTTAGATGCAAATGAAGAATAAATGTATCGTTTAAATACAATAATATTTTTTAACGCATTAGATACCAATGACGATTTTAATTCTGCGCCTTGATAGATAAATGCTTTATTATATTTATTTCCCGTAGAGCTTTTACTATTGCACCTATCATCACTAAATATACTATATAATAAATGTACAAATTGAGAATTGGATAATGTCATATGTGGCAATGCTAAAGTATTATCACTATGTGGTTGCAATGCTAAAGTATTAGCACGAGTATTGTCATTACTAATATTATCATCTTCTATTATTTTATATGTCAATAATTGATTATTGTTTATTTTTTTTATAATTGGATCATTTATTTTACACTTTCGTTCAAATTGTTTTTTAGAATTATTATATGTAAAATGTAATTTGACCGCAATTTGACTTAAGAATTTATTTTTTTGCTTTATTTTTACAATTGGGGCATGTGTTGTATAGTATCTTGCACATTGCATTTCCATTAATTGTGCAATTATTGCGGTTGCAATTCCGCGATTTTGATACTCTTCCATTATGGCAATTTTAATGTTTGAATCTACCGTTAATGCAATAAATCCAATGATGATATCTTCTTTACTGCCACTAGCGTAGGCGTCGCTCTCACTGCGTAGAGGTTGCTTAGTTTCACTACTGCGTAGAGGTTGCTTAGTTTCACTACTGCGTAGAGGTTGCTTAGTTTCACTACTGCGTAGAGGTTGCTTAGTTTCACTACTGCGTAGAGGTTGCTTAGTTTCACTACTGCGTAGAGGTTGCTTAGTTGAAATACTAATCAAAAATATATTTATTGGCGCACATTCAGCACAAACGGCATTAAATGATATTGACCCATAAAAATTCATCTTCTCAACAGTGGAAATATTAGGTTTGGTTGACATTGGTAATGGTATAATAAAACACCTATGAGATCCTGTCAAAATATGTCCAAATGGAGACAATGTCCCATTCCCAATAAATTCCGCCATTGGTGGTTCCAATTTACACAATCCTAAATAAGGAAATATAACATGTGATAAAATAAAATGAAAGAAATTCATTGAAAATGTATGTATAAATTCCTCCCAACCATTAGTGTCTCCATATTGGGTATATCCGGGGTGTTTATTAATTTCTATAAGTATTGGGGTCAATTCTTTGGTAATTAATACATCTGCGCCATACATCTGATATCCAGCATTGCTCTCTGAGTAATTTTTTACCCCGGATGATGCCAATGCCATACATACAGTATGATTAAAATCCGCCAAATTTTGTAAAAGAATGTCTATATCTATATCGACAATGTCATCTGGAAATATATATCTTTTGTCCGTATTATGCCCACCGGATATATGAATGTCTGAATTTAACCAATCACCATGCTTATATTTTTCTTTTGCGGTGAGTATTCTATATTCGCTATGTGCAGTACATCTAGTAATCCCAGAAACAATACTTAACAAAAAATATATTCTTAAATGAAATTTTTTACCATCTATGGTTAAAGGATTGGTTATATACTCTGATACAATACCATCTTCTTTGATATCTAATTCTTTTTTTGCCTTAAAATAATCCTCTTTCGATTCAATTACTTTAACTCCTTCTTGCTTACATGAAAAATTCTTTTTTAATATTGCAATCTTTAAACCATATGGGAGAAGGGCTGTATCGCTAATTAATTCTTTTTCAAATTCTTTTACTGTATAAGTCGCTGGTATATATTTGATCCCATTTGGAATCAATCTTTTTATTGTAGAGTATAATTCGGTTTTGTTTATAAATCCACTATGCCCATCCAATACATTTTTAATGGAGGCAGTTTGCTTATAAAATTCTGGGCTTAAATTTAATTTATTGGATTTTTTATTTGAAAATCCACCAAATGATCCTAATGATATATGCACTTTTTCCGTTACGGGTTTCTCTATAAATGCAATTCCATTACTTTCTTGATCTTTAAACATTTTACGCAATATAGAATAATCTAAACCATTACCTTCGCCGGAAATTGTATATGTCACTGCTGTCACTGCGTAGACGTTGCTCTCACTGCTGTCACTAGCGTAGACGTTGCTCTCACTGCTGTCACTAGCGTAGACGTTGCTCTCACTGCGTAGAGATCGCTTTTTTGAATAATGGCGATTTGGAGAGTTGCCACCAAATATATGTTTTGTTGGCCTACATTGAATGATAATATTTACAATAATAAATGCTAATAATATCAATAAAATAAACAGTATTAATAAATATAACATATTTCTCTATATTTTACCAAAAAAAAAAATTATGTTTTCAAATATATTTGAATGTGTATATTATTATATAATAAAATAGACTACTATTTCTTATAAAGACTACTATTTCTTATAAAGACTACTATTTCTTATAAAGACTACTATTTCTTATAAAAAAATGCATCTTTATTCTAAATGCTATGAATTTGCAAATAATAAATTGGAGTCTACAAAGTATGAAATTTATATGATAAAATTAGATGATAAATTTATTATTAAGATTAGAATTTCTAAGTATAACCCATTTACATATAGTAAAAATATTTATATGACAAAAGAAAATATTTATACATTTGATCATAAATTAAACACATCTAATTTTTTAAGAAATAAATTGATTGAAATTAGACAGCAAATATTTGATCATATTGACAGAATTGATTTATCTGTATCTATTATATATATTAAATATACTTGTAATACTAATTTAATAGATTATCACCATGTGAGAGTTAATTTTAAAAATAAGATGAATTATTTGATTGAACGAATTAATATTGATATTGAAGAATATCCTTTATTGATGTGGGATTAATTGAGAATATTTTGTTTTTTTTTGGCAATGTTAATATTTGGCAATGCTATATTTGAATATACATATAGTTATAAATATACATATAGTTATACATATAGTTATACATATAGTTATACATATAAGTTACAGCCATGAATGACATATTGATAAGCATATTAGAATTTTTTCCCGCATATGAAATTTATAATATTATTAAGATATTATATATTGATAATTTTAGAGAAAAATATTATGAAGTGATATCAATTATTTATTCAAGGTTATATAATACACTACTATCAAGTAATACACTACTATCAAGTAATACACTACTTGGCGGTAATACATTACTTAGCAGTAATGATATACACGCATTAGTATATAATACACATAATGTATTTATTATGAAACATTCATATATATATGAATATCAAAAAAATATACAATTTTCCCCTGAAGAAATATCAATTAGAAATATTATTTTTAGAAAATTTAACAATATTGGTGTTTATGGAAGGGATGAAGATGATGAGCATCCTTTTCTTTACAATTATGGTACAATTGGATGCAATTGTAAATGCAAGTGTCATTTTAAAGATGACGACAGTGAGTGTGAATGTGAATGGGAATGCACTTGTGGCAAAATAACATCACTTTATTATTTATTATATGATGGTGGATATAAAAATTTAGTATCTAGATTTGTTGGTGATCAAATAGTAATTAGCCCATTTGAATGTACGCATTCTAACATTAAAAGACAAACAATGCATTATTATGGTAATGATCAAACATTAAGAATGGCATTAAGATTTCAAAGACATGATATGATTCATTCTATTTGTTCACATATTGAATTTTTAAAATCAAAAAATAAATTATTTGATTTTATTTGGAATAATCATAATATATTATATGAATGTTTAGATTTAGATGATTATCTTGGCATTACTGGATTTACCATTATGTTGAATTTTGCAAAAAAACATCATTATTTAAAAAAAATATTATTAAAAATCTCTGATGTTGATATGTCGCATTCAAATAATAATAAGTTTGGCGAATATTATACCAGCAGTGATTTTGTCGAAAATTACTATGGCGGTCGATATGCCTTGGGTATTGATTATTCGGAAGGCGATGACAATATTTCTAGGGAGTATGGCTCAAATTTATTAATTGATGCAATAATTAAAGATTTAATGGTTATGTTTAACAATTATTTTAACCTAAATGGATATAACTGGGATTGGGGTGTAAATGAATACATTACGGTTTTAGATTTTAACATACATGATTTTAGTATTAATATTAGTAATAATAGTAGTAATAAAGATATTCATTTTGTAATATCTGAAAAATTTAAAAAATATCTTGATAATCAATTTAATAGATTAATAGAATATTGTAAGGAAAATATTGAAAATATGAAATATATTGATGTAATAAATTTACATCTTCAAGATAATAGTATAAATATCTTTTCATCATATAAAAAAAAATTAGCTGATGGCCATACAATAGATTATTATTTATTACTAGAATTATTTGAAATTAAATTTAAAAATCGCAATTTATTTTTAACTTTATACTTAATCTTAAATAAAGTGAATAACTCTATAGCAATGAATAAAGATTTTTTATATCCTCAAAATATACACAATAGTAGATTTAATCAAAAATTTACCATTATTGAATATATAAAATCTATCATCTATAATGAACTATATGATGAATATTCATTTCTTGAAGGCCACAAATTTGTACACTTTGTCAATTACTTATTATGCTATAGATTAATAAATGAATCTTGGTAAATGACGATTAAATTGACGATTTAATAACGATTTAATTGAGATTTAATTGCGGGTAAATAAGATTTAATGGGTAAAAAATCTATTTTTTTTGCCATTATTTAAGAGGATACTCAAATATGAAAAAAATGCGAGTTTTTACGCTTAGCATATCTGATTGCTAAAAATATGTTAGACAAAATTGAGAAATTTGTAGATCATGAAATATACTAGTCATGATGAATATTTATGGTTTAAGATTACTAATGGTGTTAAAGTATATCAGGCATTTAAAGCGTCTTTCCTTGTTTACGAACAAATTCGTGGAAAATCTGTGCAACATTTAGATCTTACCAAGATCATGAAAGATGATGGGATTAACGCCTTATTGTTACATTTAAACAAATCTGTGTCTGATGATACCATTGACGGCTTTTCTATAGATTTAGCTGGGTGCAAGATCTCGACAGTTTCGAGACCAATGCCACAAAATTTGCAGATGGGTAATCTATCTTATGCAAAAGTGGCCTCTTCCACTGATCACTCCAAGCCTACTATCAATCATACCTCAACATTATTTGTTACTGAGGGAGTTGTACATTATCCTCCTTTAGGTGATACCACTCCTTTGGATGGTAATTCTCAGACTGACTCCACTATTTCACGCAAAACAAGACAAGTTGTCAACGATAAAGTTGCAACATCAAAGAAAAAACCTCCCACCAAGAATGCCACGTCAGACGCCCAACGAGTGTTTAGTACATTTTTCCAAACTCCTAATAAACCGTTAAACACTAAGGGGATAGCTGGAGTTTTTCGCAACTCTAACTAAGTATTATAATGTCGTTTAACCCATCCTCCTATTTGTGTTGTTATTTATCCCTCTTTGTGTTGTTATTTATCCCTATTTGTGTTGTTATTTATCCCTCTTTGTGTTGTTATTTATCCCTATTTGTGTTGTTATTTATCCCTCTTTGTATATATATCTCTCCTCCTATATGTTATTATTTTTAAAATCCCCACTTTTTAACGTAAACGTTGGGTATAAAATTCTAAACTTTTCCCTCTTGTACATTCCCCCAAAAAAGTTTTATTTTTTTGACATTAATCAAGAAGATACTCAAAATGTTAAAAAAATGCGAGTTTTTAGGCTTGGCATATCTAATTGCTAAAAATATGTTAGACAAAATAAACCCCTTCAATTATCATGGAAATTGTAGTATTAACCAGAGATGAGTTTAGCATGTTATTTCCCACAACAGCATTTAGATTTACACAGATTGATGGTGTACATTTCAATGCCGGATCTGTCATTTATGGTGATACAATATATATATTGTATGATGATATAGATCCCCTTGCGCCTAATTGGATTAGTCTTATTTCCAAATATATGGAAATAAAGTCTTCGGTCAATGGCGAGTATTATGGTGTAGATCTTCTAACATCAGCGGTTATTGACCAAAACAATAAGGTAATGACATGTGGATATAAAACCAGATCTCATGTAGATAGTAATAAAATTGTGTATGGTGAAGATAGTCATATGACTCAAACCTATATTAGAGCATTTACGTCGAGATCAGAAGATTACTTTGTAATTCCCATTAGTGGCGATCCACAGTTTGTGGCAATTTGTAGGAATATGTTTGATCGAAATGGTAACCTAAAAAAAGCATAAATGTCCTTTATATCTGTTCTCTTTGTGTTGTTATTTATGTGTTGTTTTATTCTCTCTGTATATATATATATATATATATTAATTCCCCTTTCTATGTGTTATTCCTAATATTTTTAAAACCCCTCAGTTTTTAACGTAAACGTTGAGGTCATAAAACTTATTAAACTTTTCCTTGTACATAGTCCCTCCCCCAAAAAAGTTTTATTTTTTTGTAAAAATAGCTATAAAAATGATATTATATATTTGATTAATAAAATTATGTTAAGCAAAATCTTTGCAGTAAGCATGAACTGCCATTCTTGTCCTATTTACTTCAAAATTACAAAAAATTCAAATAAAAAAAAGATCATTATCTTGTATAATACTGGCAATCAGTATTGCGTCAACAAGAGAAATGGTAAAGTGTACCACTTGGTTGATTCCGAATGGAAATTTATTTTTAAGAGCAAAAATGTTAGTGACGCTCTTCCTGTTCTATATATGAGGCAAACATGGTTTAAACCGGTGAATCATACCAGTTAATAGCTCTAGGTTTAAGCTAGTTAATAGCTCTAGTTAATAGCTCTAGTCAGTCCAACTAAATATTGAAATGCATAAATAAATATTATGCCATGTGCATAATTTAAAATGTCGCTTAGAAAAGTTTTATTTTTTTTTGTAGTATATTCCATAAAAACTTCTATTTGTAGTTAAGTTGTAGTATATGCTATTTGAGTTATAATCAGCATAAATATATTTAAATCCATATTTTTGGAGTATATAATCCCATTCTAACCAATCATAATATATACCATGATAGGTATCAAAAAAAGTAGTATCATTTCTTTGCACAACATCATATAATGCGTGTTCAATATCGCATAGCATATAATCAATACTACACATTGCATCATGTTCTCTAAGAAAAAAATAACCATTTGGTTTCAATACTCTGGATATTTCTCTTAACAATGTTTCAAGTGGGCGTACATGATGTAAACACATAAATGCACTAATGAGGCAAAAACTTGCATCTTCAAATGGAAGAATACCATCTTCTTTTAGCCCAACAATATTGATCCCAACTTTATTTCGTTTTTCATCGTTATAACCTCCCCAATGTGATATATCCGCTCCATAAATTGCGGTATCTGGGAGACCAATTGCATTGCCTAATACTTTAGTCTGTTTGCAATCTCCACAACCAATATCTAAATAATTAGTAATAGGAATTGTTAATCTACTTCCAGTAAAAAATCTTCTAAAAACCGTGCCAAAGACTTGGCCAAATAAAACATCCCTAGTGCAATACTTTGACTCACTCCCGCCACGCTTTGACCTGCCCCCGCCACTCTTTGACTCACTACATCTATGTTTTTTTGCAATAAATGCATTTTTTGAACTAAATCCCCCGCCACAGCAAGTTGGTGTATTATTTTTTTTGGAGTATTTTTGTAAGAATTTATATACTTGTATATCATCAAATTTTGACTTTTTTAAGATCTTTAATAGCTCAAAGTAGTCATGAAATTTTACATCTTTAGCCAATAATTGCAAAAGTCTATGATAATGATAAAATCCAATTTTATTTTGTTTTATATTCAATAATGTATTTATTTGTTGTTTGCTATTCACTGGCTTATATGGTTGATATTTGTTATATTTAATATCTGTATACTCATCAATTTTACATTGTGGAAATTTTGATATTTGTATCTTTACAAATTCTAAAAAATCTTCTTTTGGGATTATAATTCTTGACATAACTATATAATTAATTTTATATTTGATTTAGTGTATTATATTCTGTATAATATAATTATTTTAGAAAATAATTTATTTTGGCATGCAATATATTGAAAAATTAGAATCTCCAAGTAAAGATAGGGTTAATGTTAGTAAATTAATTTGACCAAGAATGAGAAGTATTTTTTGAAAAATAGTGTTTATTGTAATGAATTTAGAACAAAAGCCTATAGATATCAAGGTGCAATAGATAAGTTCATGAATATTTAGAGGATAAATTGATTGGTGCAAATGATTCAAAATTTATAAAGATATTGATTAAAATTATAAATAAAGTTAAAAAATGTTATCCAACTAAAACACATATTGCATTAATATTGCGTGTAAATAATTCATATCTGTGGGATACAGTACGATGGCATTGTGATGATGAATTGCATTCAAAATTTATTGCTACATTATGTGGTGATCAAACATATGGTATAAATGCAACTCAATCAGATCGACAGTTATTAGCCTCATTAAATAAACAATTTTTTGATAAGATAATAACTGAAGAAGAATTTAGGCAAAAATTAGATGATGCATTCACTCATAAAAAAATAAACATTAATTATTCTATCATTAAAGTGGGGAAAAACCATAATTCTCTTGTTAATTTTCAACAAATTCACTCCGAGCCGATAAATACAACTCCGGGCAAAAAAAGAGTATTTATTTCATTGTTATATGGAACCGAAGATGAAATCTTAGGAGATAAATCAACCTTTACCAGAAAATAATTTATTAAGAATTAATTATTAAAAAATAAATTAGATTTTTTTAATTTATTATAATCTAAACCCATTAAAATGGTGCCGGCAAGAATAAATACCCATCCAGATATAGCCCCAACCGTTGCTGAAATACTTGCGCCAAAATTAGATGATGAATTTTGCATACCATTATTATATCCAATTGTTCCTGGTGTACGTGTTTGCCACCACCAAAAGTTTCGAGAATAATTTACTGTATTTGTTGTAGTTGAGCTAAAAATCAATATTAATCCAATTATTAGTAATATTAATCCAGTGGATAGTTCTATCATGATTAGTGACCTATAATATAAGTAATAGGTATTATAGTATATAAAATATATTATTTTTTGATTATCATTAAATTTATTGAATTTGGAGAAAGAGAGTTATATTTGAATATATTAATTTAAGATAAAAAAAGCAGTAAAACCCATAAAATGGAAGAACAATTTGATGATGCTCTTCAATACACTAGGAAAGACGCAATTGAAACTCCATTAAATTCAAGCTGTCCGCAATCGACGACCGCAGGAAGTATGCAATGGCATGAATTAACTCTAACAATTGGAGATAAATCAATTAAAGTATTAGATTGTATGCAATCTGGCGACACTATTAGATGGACTAGTTTAGATGGCATAGATTGCAATAAAGAAATTAAAGGCGCCAAGATTAAAATTCATGGAAAATTAGATTACTCCCGTTTAACACCAATGGCACACGATTATACCAATGAGTTAACAGATAAAACAAGATCATTATCATCTTATTATAGATATTATACTTTTGTTATTGTGCTACAAGAAGGAGCCACCGTCAATTCTACAATTATAAATGAACACTGTGGATATAATTCAAAAACATTAGTGATTAATGGTGTAGATAAAATTGTTAATAATGGTCATGGGGTTGTTGGTTTTAGGGGTGATGGATTAGGATTTGATACAGAAGTAAATTTAATTGATATCAAATCTGCAACTTTGATTTCTTATGAAATGTAATTTAGTTATTATTTTTCAAAAGAGTTTCTATACTTTAGACAGTCTAACGGATGGCAAATCATATTGATTGTGTCCATGCATACTTTTTTTGTTTAATAGTGGTTGGTGGGTAATATGTGTAAGTTCATCAAAGTATTTATTTAGTTCTTGTTTTTTTGCATTTTTTAATTCTCTATATTGAATCCAACTTATGGCCTCACATGTGCAATCAAAACACCGATCATATCCAACTACATTTGACAATTCTTGACAAACATGGTCATTAAATGTTGGCAACTCATAGGCGACCCATGCGCGCTCAATAATATTATGATAGGCACATGCATTCTGATATTTAACCACATCAAATTCCATTGCATTATAATCAAATTGTGAGTTATTATGTTCATAACGGTTATGTTCATAACGGTTATGTTCATAACGGTTATTGTGTATGTCAATTGCATCAACAATAAGCCGGCATTCGGTGGAGTTTTTAGGTGGCCACATTTGCCACATAATTTGCCCTCTAAGGTATTTGTATGAAAAATGTTTTATATTTGGATCCAAGTATGGTGGTCTAAATTTTAGCGATGCGCCTAATTTTGGATTTATAATGAGTGTCCATTTTTCTTGCATCCTCATATCTGATTCCACTTGAAATTCGAATGTACTTCTTGTATTGGCGGATAACCGAATGTCGCTAATAAAAAGATCGCATTTATTACGCCACAAATTAGCTGTGTCATCTGTAAAAAATTCATTATATAAATAAACTCTTCTACTATGCTTAGCCTTTTGGGGTTGAAATGAATTCATCTCCACTAATTTATTGCAAAATGGCGCCGGGTCATATAAATGCCATATTGTATTTGGAAATAATTTAAATAATAATGGTAGATGAAATCCGGCGGCCGCACCAACATATACAATAACGGCATTATTATTAACATCTGGGAGAAATCTAGACAATAATTGCAATTCCGCCATAAATAATTTTCTCTGACCTAAATGGCAATATACATAGTTATGTGCTAATTTATCCTTATCTCCTCTATATACCATTACATTCTTTAAATCATTCCATATAGTAGGCAATTTACTAATTTTAGATACCATATGTAAAATTATTTTTTGCTCTTCTTTACTATACTGAAATTTTTTCAATACTGTTAAAGCGGTTTTTGCACTATTAGCAACATCCATATTATATTTTTTTGCCCCATGTGGATGTTTTTCTATTGCGTGCCCATTATGTTTAAATGTGTCAATATTGGTGTCCGAAAATTCGTCATATTGATCTGCATAATGTTTTAGCCGTTGTAAATATTCCTTTTTTTGCGCAATGTCAATACCTGCATATACTCCAATATTTTGCAAATTTGCAATTGTTTTTATTCGAATTGCGGGCAATAATTCTGGAAACCTACCATGATAATTTGTTTTATTAACAATAGAGACGATAGGCTCTAATTTATAATTTAATTGACTTATTAATTGACCAATACTTTGTGCTTGACTAATATCTTTGCCATTGCCACTAGATAAAAGTTTTAATTTTGCATAATTGGAAATGGTTATATATTCACATGTGCAATCAAAACAACGGCAAGACTCTTGCAAACTGCCACTTTTGCAATCAGTTGAAATTTTGCGGTACATTGGATGGTGGTATATAGGGCGATGGTATATAGCCCAAGGTCTATAATATCTATTATGTATCGCATATGCATTTTGTACAATAGATAAATATATGGTCATGTTTGTTTTATTTTTAATTTCTGCGCCATCAATGACTAGAGTGCCATCTGTGGAGGTGGAAGACGACCATGGTAGCCATAATATTTTGCCCCTTGGTATTTCCATGTTTTCAGATGAAAATGGATCAACATGGGGTGATTTAAATTTAATGCCTGCGCCTATTTTGGGTTTAATGGCTCGCATAAGCTCTACGTTAAACATTACATCCTCTAACATCATTTTGTTTACTCTTTCTTGCAATGGTGTATCTTCTTTCTTTAATGAAATTGTACTGCTTTGAACTGGGCGTCTAAAATCTGATATAAAAACATCAACTTTATCACACCAAGTATTTGCCTCTTGTAAATCCATCTTTTTTTTATATAATTTTAAATTTTTTTTTCCCAGATCAAGCTCATAGGAAAGATCTAATTCTTCATAAATATGCCATATATATGTTGGAAATAAATCAATCAATATTGGTAAAAAAACACTATTGGTTGCGCCATTATATAAAATGACAGAATTTGGCTTATAAAATCTTGTAAGAATCTGTAATCTATTTATAAAAAACTTTCGAAAATAACAAGGAATAGTCAAAAAACTCTCTGGATAATATGCCTTTACGCGATCAAATGGGCGAACATAATAATTCTGATATAAGTTTCTTGAATTTTCCTTAGAAAAATCAATCAAATCATTCCATATATTACAATCCAATTCTTGCTTACATATATGCAATATTATTTGCTTTTCATTATCATTATACAAATCCTTAAACTCATCATTTAATAGCGATTTTGCCGTATTTACATTTTCCTCCCATATATCACGCTTATGGGCTTCCCTCGCATGGCCACCATATATGCTATATCTGGCATTATTATTGATATTATTGCCATTATTGCAAGAATTGCCATTATTGCATGTAAATATGATACAAATAAAAGCACATATTAATAATAATATAAATATCAACAAAATAATCATTTTTCTCTATATAAATGCATATATAAAAAATGAATTTTTTACGATAATTTAAGAGTGTTATATTTGAAGCATAAAAATATAATAGACAAATTTAAAGCCCTACGAGTTTTGTTCGTTGAAAAAT